TTAACGAAAATCATATCCTCTCTTTTATTGCCTTGCGTGAACGGTGCAAGCTGTGGTTTATTGTGTTTATGCTTATCCCGCTTTCGTGTGCTAACTTGGTGAGATTCACACCGCTAATATACAACTCAAAGAGCAATCTATCAAACTCTGGGAGTAACCTCACCGCTTCGTCTATCTTTTCCCGATTGACGATTTTCTCTGTGTTGAACTCCTCTGCAATATCGAAATTTAACTCTACCGTGTTGTCCTTTATTTTGCGGCTTAGTCGCTTTATTGTGGTGGTAAAGTAAACATCCGAAAGGCGGTCGTTTATGTAAGTGAAGTTAGCTTCCACCGCTTTAATATACGCCTCGTGTACGATGTCCTCGCCTTGCTTGCTGTGCTTGTTTGCGTAGTCAATTAAGTAGTTTAACCGCCGTTCGATATATTGGTTTAGTGCATCCACAATCTAATTGAGCCATCCAAGTAAACTATTTCCACCCACCACGTTTTTAAGGGGCAATCGAACTGTTCATCTATTACCGTGGGTTTGACAACGGCGAAATACGCGTCGGGGTAACTCGCCGGCCATCCCGACGACGCGATATATTCCACATCCAACAAACACGGGTCGAAGTCATAGTGTTGGCCGTACCCACTCAAAACCGAAGTAAGGTCTGTAACGTCAACCGCGCCGCTTCCGTTGAAGTCGTAAATAAGAGGGCTTTCCAACCCATAACGGGCGAGGAATTTAAGTACGCCGCTGGCGTTAAAGTAAAACGTATTCACGCCGTTTTGCTCCACTCGGTAAACGTCGCCTGTTCCTGTGCATTCGCACATATTAAACTGCGCTGTAAGGTTATAGCTTATCGCGATAAATAAGAAGAAGGTCGGCAATTTCATGCTCGTGGAGTTTGGTAGTTTTTTGGCTCTTGCGGTGCAATTCGTTTGCTTTTCCTTTGCCGTAAACCTCGTCCAACTTCACCCTGTACGCTTCTAAATTGCCGCCTAAATTTATATTGCAATGGCTGCATTGTGGGTGAACGTTTTCTTCATCCCACCGTGTAGCGGTGTAATATCTGGTTACGTAGTGTCCTGCGTGCATCACCTTCCAATGGTGTTTTACTCCGCACGTAAAACAGGCGACAAAACCTTTATGGTCTGCCGACGACTGCCGCACATATTGACTGAACACTTTGTCGAGAACGCTCTTTAATTTCACTTTGAACTCTCTGAATTTCTGCGAATATACGCTTATAGTTTCGCTCCGTCAACGGTCGAGTTTGGGTTATTAACTTATGTCCGTGGGCTGTAACGTATTCCGTTCTACCTGAATTTAACGTGTCGATAAGCCCTTGAAGGTAGGTTTCCATTTCTTGTTTGTTCATATTTTCGTGCTTGCTTTATCGGTTATATCATCCCATAATAAATTTACCACGCGTTCAATCGTTACGGTGTCGTTGTAAGATTTGTCCTGTCGGACGTTGTAAACCTCGTTACACTCGTATTCGCCGGTGAACTCGAAATCTTCATAGTATTGGGTGTGTTCATCCGCACCCCGTGAGTTAGTGAATTGGAATACCTCCACGCCAATTTCAAAACTCCATTCTTCGGTGTCTATTTCGATGTAAATCATTTCGCCCAATTTGGAGGGGTTAAAATCAAAGGTTTAGTTGCGTAGCCCTCGTAGCTGCCATCCCATTGTTTAAATGCTTCGCATATCTCTTTAAGGAGTTTACGGCCTAAATGTAAGTATTCCGCGTCTATCTCGTACACCTGAACAATCGGTTCACTTATGGCTTCGATGGCTATGAACGCGAAGCGGTCAATCCCTGTCAACTCGCAATATACCGCCGCTTGCAAGTGGTACATATTATTGAACGCGCTGCGCTGAAACTCGGTAGGGTGTGCGCTTTGCGTTGTCTTCACGTCGGCAATAAAACCCTCGCCTATTATGTCGGCATACCCGATAAAGGGAACGCCGTAAATATCGCCCTTTAACTCTACTTCTTTTTTTGAGTTCACCAAATACGGGGCTGTTTGGTTGTTGCTGTACGCTTCCTCTTGTATCCTTTTTAAGATAGTGTATTCCGCACGGCTGTATACCTTCCGCTCCCCTGCTACCGCTTGGTGGTCGGTCATCCAATCTTTGTAAATCTTCGTTGCGCGGGGGTTCTTGTTTTCTGTGAGTTGCCCCAATATATCGCCCTCGTCAATGAAGTAGTACCGTTCTTCTACTTTGTCAGGTTCAAGAATGAAGGTGTGTACTGCCGTTCCCCATTCCATCGCTGGGGTTGGTGCGGTGTCGCGTAGCTTATACCGTAGGTAATGCGCTGGCGACTTGTGAAACTCCTTTGCGCTGGATGCGCTTAAATACGTCTTGTCCATTGTTTGCTTGTTTGATATTCAAATATAAATATATCTATATTACGTGCAACACTTGAAGTGTTTTTTTTCAAAAAAATTCATTCGGGTCGGGAATTATTAGGTCGATGTTCTCGGCAGCCCATTGTTTTAACTCCTCTATGTAGGTCAAAAAATCGGTGTTGCTGAACGACCTATCCGATATGCCCTGCCAACGTGCTACCACTTCCCCCGTTGGGAGTATTACCTCGCGCTTCATGGACGGTGCGAGGGTCTTAATGAATTGGTGTGTGTCCTCTTTGGTTAATTGGTGTCCTAATCTTCGGAACTCCGTCCGGTACATTTCGACCACCACGCCGAAGTAGTAACGCCGTAATGGGTCGCTCTTGCGTTTTATGGGCTTCACCGTTATATCGCACCGCGTATTGGGGTTGTCGGCGCAAAACTGCTGCCACATTGCGCGTTCGAGTATCTTATAGTCGCCTTCGCCTATCTGTAACGTTCCTTCAAATGTCATGTAATGTAATTTATTACTACCTCTTTAAACTGGTCGAAGGTGCGGCAAATGGTGTAAGTGTACCCCGCCTGCGTGTAGGTGCGTTGAAACCTTACTTGCGATTCACTTTGTACGCCCTTGGGTAGTTTCATCTCAATAAATAGGGGTAACTTCTTTCCGAATGGGTCGAAAAATATAAGGTCTGCCACTCCTGCAAATGCTCCTTCCTTCTTCATCAACGCGCCCGTTTTGGCATCCCTCCTGCCGCCGTTAGGAACTGCAATGAGAAACGGCGCGGCGTAGGCGAATTGATACCTAAACCAACGAACGCACGTCTGTTGTAGTTGTGATTCGGTCATATCAAAATAGGGTTAGCTGCGCCTTGTACTCGTCGAACCGCTTCACGCTTGCGTCAAAATACTCCTTGTCAATCTCGTAGCCGTAGAACTCGATGTTGCCTTGCTTGTCTGCTGCGATGCGGTTGCTACCGCTTCCTAGGTGGGTATCGATAACCTTACCACCCTGAGGTAGGTAGTTCATGTATATCCATTCGTAGAGCTTGACGGGTTTTTGGCACATGTGTATTCTCGTTTCACTTGTGTTCCTCACGTGCTTGTAAATCTTTGCGTTTCTATCAAAAGAACTCCAAGCATATTCGCAATCTGCTAAAGTGTCCATGTGAGCAACTTTGTCCCAAATAATAAAACATCGGGTTGGGGGTAATCCAAAGTAATTACCACCCCATACTATTTGGTTTTTTGAAACCCTAAACAACTCGACCCAATACTCTTTTTGAGGCGTGACGTCCCAGTCCGCATTACCCTTTGTGTATTTTGACGCCCACGTACCCCCCTGTGTCAATTTATCTCCAAGCCCATAAGGCGGGTCAACCACGGCCAAATCAAAGAACCCATCGGGAAACGCCTTCATCGCCTCCATACAATCCATGTTGTAAACTCCTGATTTCATAGCTTCGGTCGTTTACCCGTCGGGGCGGTTAGTGGTTGCTTTTCTTGGTTGATGTAGTCCGCCATTACTTTGGGGTCAACGGTCAACTCCCGACGGAGATTTGCGCTCAACTTGCTACTGTCAGGTCTTACCTTCTCTTTGGTGTACTTGTAAACCACGGGCGCGGCGAATTGCTTTGCGCTCATTACTACTCCCGTGTGTGGCTCTGTGGCGATGTCGTACACGTTGCCCTCGATATTGATATAACACTCATCCAGCTTCATGTCCTTACACTTGTCGGTGCGCAGCTTCCATCCCCTGCGGGCTATCTCGGTGAACACGGCTTCCCATTGCTTACCCGACTTGATTACCACATCGTAGCGTTCTACCTTGTGCGCTGTTTCAAAGCACCGGATGCGTTCTTCGCTTGCTTCGTGTTGCCTGAATGCGTCGATGAACTCGGCGGCTTTCAATCGCTCGTAATACTTCCCGAACCGCCCGAATATGATACCGTCAAAAACGTCTTGCATTTCTTCTATTCGAAGGGTTGGGAACTGGCGGTAGATTTCGCGCCCTACTTCTTTGGCTTCGGTGGTATCGCGTATTGTTGTTTTGGCTTCCACCCGTTGAACGACGCGCATGATTTGTGTCGCCACCCACACGGCGAACTGGGTCGGGGCTTGGTTGGCTACGTGACGCATCATTGTACCACCTTTCACGGCTTCGGCCACGGGCAAACTACGCACCTTCAGCGAAGTTCCATCCGCCGTTAGCGATGTCGTCGGCGATATCTCGCATGATTTGCTCTGTAACTGGCTGTTGTTTTCCATTGTTGTTGGGTTTGATGTAATCATTTGAACGGCTTATCCATCCGGCGGCTGCGGACTTCCACTTCTGCATTTTGTTTTTACCCACGCGCCACCCGTTTGAATCGTAGTAGTTGAAGAATTTAGACGCCTCTTGTGGGTAGCCCTGCGCTTGGAAGTATAGTTCGCACTCTTGCAAGGTAGGAGGAATAAATCGCGCCGCGCCACTTTGTTTTTTTTGAGGTGGGTTAATTGGTTCTCCTTCCGAATCGAACTCTTCGAGGTCATCCGCACTTGTGCGCCCCTCTCTATTCGATGTTCTATTCGATGTTCTATTATATTCTCTATTATGTAAGGGGGTGTCATTTTGCACTCCCACCAGTGCATTTTCACACTCCCCCCCGTGTAAATCTACACTCCCCCCAGTGCAATTTTGCACCACCCCCGTGGGGTAATTTTGCACCCCCTTCTCTGACATACTAATTTCTCGGCGGTTTCCATCCTCGATGCGTATCTCAATTAACCCTTTTGCCGCTATTGTGCGCAGGTTCTTTTTGGTCTTGTCAACACTCCATCCGAGCAAACTCGCGAGGGTCGCGTTGGTGGCGAAACAGTAGCCCTGCTGTTGGCTCAATGAACCCAATACCACAAGCATAATTTTCTCGCTGTCGCTCAAATCTTTTCGCTCTATCATAATTTTTTCGGCTTTGTAGAACATTCTTGAAAATTAAAAACCCCTGCAAGGTGCGGTGGCTGTCGCATCCCTGCAAGGGTTTAGGGTCTTTACCCAGTTCTTTCCGTCGCAGCCACTCGACGGTTCAAATATAGTAATTTATCAATTTGGAGCAACTGAATTATACGGTTTGTATAACTTTTTCATGTTCTCATTGATGTCGTCTTCATTGACCATGTAACAATCAATTAAGTCAACTCCCCATAAAGCAAGGTCGTACAATTCTTCCTCGGTCAATACTGACGGGTCATCAAGTTTTACCAACAAACTGCACGTTATGTTGTATGGAAATTTTTCTTCGTAGTGGTATTGTACGCCTGTAATTTTTGCGTCAAACCAAACTCCGTCATCGTCGTAATCTGGCTTTGGTGCGTTCTCAATATCGTACAATTTAACGGAGCATCTTGCTCCAATGAAATCTTCAAAATTATTACTAATCATAAAACTAAAATTAACGGTTAATAATTACATCGTACAATTCCTGCACACTTACTTTCGTGTGTTCGTGCAGTTCCGGTAGGTACTTCAATAAGTTGCGCCTTTGGTCGCGTTTCAAAATTAGGCGGCTCATTGTCATCTCGCTCAATCCTAAATCCCGCGCCGCTTGTCCTTGACTTCCGTAATGGTCGCGCAGTAAGATTACCAATTTATCTTTATGAAACCCCATAACAATTCTATTTTATTTCGTTTGTACTTCGGTTCGTTTGGCCGCACTTGCGCTGCGGGTTGTCGCTTGCGTTCTTGGATAAACTTCATCTTAGCTTGCTGAACGTGCAAGTAAGGTACGGCGCGTTGTATTTTTTGGTCCGTCTGTCCGTTTAAATATCGTTGATATGCCAAATGATATTTGTAAACGGTTATGTGGCTTAAATTAAACTTGTGCGCTATCTCGTAATGATTCACACCTCTATTTACCATGTCGTAAATAATTGGTAACGCTTCGGCTAATTGTTTGCCGTTCATTCTGTTTATTGACTTTCTCATTGCTCCAAAATATCGTGTTCACCAATTAACCATTTGTAAAACATTTCCGCTTCGATTATGACGCGGCTTGTTTCTACCTGCCGTTGTGCGTTGAACTCGACTGCCGCCTTTAACGCCGTTTGACGCATTATGTCTTTATCGCGTCCTGTTCGCTCGCTTGTGGTTGTTTCCGGCTTGCTGACCTTACCTTTTGCGCCGAACTTGGGGTCGTCGCTTAAAACTTGGTACTGCATCAAATCACCCACTTTGTACGGCGGTGTGTCGCTCTTTGCGTTTACTTCCAACGACTGACCGTCCTCGAATGAAACTTTGAAGGAGTACATCTTCCCGTACTTACCTTCCCATGAACCACGCGGTTCGATTGCTGTTATTTTGCTTTGCATTGTATAAAATTTAAACGTGAATAATTACTTCAATACCGTTGCGTTCGCACGAACAAATGCGACCTAAATACGCTACGTCTTCTGCTGCGCTGCCTGTAAACTGCTCGGCTTGTTCTTGGTAGCCACGGGGAAGAACAACCGTTAGTTCGTTGTCTTGAATCCTTATGCTTATGAACTCCGAACAAAACGCTTCCAACTCATTGATAACGTCAAAGTAGGGTTGGTGCTTTGGCTCGGATATTGCGCTCCACTTAACCGGCTCGGAGAACATCCCGCGTGTGTAGAACATCGACTTTGTCGACTGGTCAACGTATAAACCTTTGTCTGCCGGTTGATATACGTTTGCTTCGGCTACGTCGTGCGACCATTTGTAACCTTTTGCGAGTAGGTGCTGCGCACGCTGTTCGCTCTCTTGTTGAGTTCCTTGTATAAACATTGTTCGTTTTGTTTGGTCAAATATACAAAAAAATACATTCGACAAGTAAAAATGAATTATTTTTTTTTAAGCCCATGAACGCGAGCAACGGGTTCGGTCTTTGGTTCGGGATAGTCTTCTTCATCCTCTACCTCTACAATGCCAACAGAATACTCCTGTCCTGTTAGGTTATCGATGTACTCCCTGACCTCACCTACTTCGGTGGGTGGTATAAATAGATTTCCTTCCTTGTCTGTAAATCGGTGATGGTTTGTGAATTTGTTGTGGTACGAAAGGGTGGCAAATGGGTTATCGTCAGGATGTTCCAACTGCCTTGCTAATTTACTCCCATTCGGGAATACAAACTCTTCCAACGCTTCGATGCGTTTGGTGAGTTGGTCAATCATTTGACGTTCTGCAGTCTTCCTCATTGTGTTGTGTGTTATGCCCACGACCTTTCACAGCGCTCCTGCCGTGGGTTTTCATTGCGCCAAATCGCTGTCGTCAACTCCAATGAAGCGATATGTTCACGTGTTGCGTTTAACTCTTGCGTAATTGTTTCGCGCCACGTTTGGATGTTCTGCGATTGTAGGGGGGGAAGGGTTGTTTTCATGGTGTTGAGTTTTTAAGGGCGACCGAAGCCGCGCCGTTGGTTAGTTACGTACAATTTCGCAAATGGCTGAATCATAAGTGAAACCTTCGCCGCCATTGTATCGGTCGTGGCTGCTTACCAAGTCTTCCATTTTCATCGAGTTAAACGCGTCGCGGATAGCTGCTTTTGCGGCTTTGATTGTTGGGAACTCGGCGGTGTAGAATGATTCACACCCTTGCGCATACTTGGCTTTATCAAATGACGTTGACCAGAAGTTGTTGCGGATTTTCGCTGCTGCGAATACTGAACCTTTGATTGTTACCTGTGCTTTCATAACTGTATTGTTTGCTTGTTTGATGGTGCTAAGATACATAAAATTATATAACTACCAAACTTTTTCTAAATTTTTTTTGAAAAAAAAGCGACCCCCCCTTTGGAGAGCCGCTCAAACAAAACAAACAACAACCGCCGAACGGCGGGTATTCCCCTCAAATATACGCTATTTAAGGCGATATAGGGCTATTAAAGTAAGAGCGACTATAACCAACCACCACGGGAACGAACGACCAACGGTGGGCTTTATTACGGTTCTCTCGGTGGTGTGTTCAACGTACACCGTGTCCGCTGGGCACAACACATCAACGTAAACCAATCTCTGCACGGTGTCAACCTTTGTGCGAATCCTGACCTTATCAACGTAGGTCGTAACGGTGTCAACACTCCAACGGTGAACCGTGTCAACCTGCAATTCAGGTATTGCTACCAATATCGTATCGGTGTGGTATTCAATGACCCGACCTTCCATTAATATAGTAGGGTCTTTGGCTATCGCTTTGCGAAGATACCAATCCGCCGTGCAACTACTTAATAGGGCAACCGTCGCAAGGGTAAGTGCGTAAAACGCGGCGTATCTCATCTTCTAACTTGTCTACCTTTGTGCGAAGGTCGCTGTTCTCTTTGATAAGGTCTGTAACCTGAACGCGCAGCGATTCAATAATCCGATTATTGGTTTCGACGAAACTTTTGTAGTTCTCAAACTCAATCGACGAGGTCTGCGCCCTGCGCATCTTAGTTCCGGCAAACCAACCGACAACACCAGTTACTAAACCGACGATGACTTCTAAATACCCTTCCATGTCTTCGACCATTTAGTAACGTCAAAGCCGGGGCATTGCGTCGCGTTCAAATCTTTGTGTCCGTACAATTTCGCTTCGGGGTAACGCTCTAACAAGTCTTTGAGTAAGTTAATTACGCTTGCTTCTTGCGCTTCGTTCATAGTGTTACTGCCTTTCTTGGAATTGCCCTTTAAACCACCGATAAAACAAACGCCTATGCTGTCGTGGTTGTGTCCTTTGGTGTGCGCTCCGACCATGTCTTCGGGGCGGCCTACCTCTACCTCACCGCTTAATCTCACTACGTAGTGGTAGCCAATCATTCGCCACCCTCGGTTCTTGTGCCACTTATCTATTTCTTTGGCCGTGACGTCGTGGTCGTCCTTTGTCGCGCTGTAATGCAACACTATCTTTCTGATGGTTCTCATTTATCCACTTTTTAAGCTTAACTAAATTCTCCCGTTTCATTGATTCCAACTCCACCCTAAACGGCTTCCAATCTCGTACCCTGCTACGCTCATTACTTTCGTTTCTGCACACTTATATTCAGGGTAGCGCGTGCGGTTGTCCTTTAAATACCTTATTAATTCATACGTAAAATGATGGCTATTTTGCCGCGCCATGTTCCGGATTGAATCAACATCGGTCTGACTTGCGGGGCTGGTTTCAGCCGGCGTGCGTGTAAGTAAACCGCCGTTGCTAATCTTTACTCTTAAAATGGGCATCATCTCAACCACCGTCCACCACGCGCAAGCCATTCTCACATAATTGTCTAATAGGTAACGGTAGTCGCTGTTTGACGGTTGGTTAATCGTTCCGGCTTCAATTAACCCTATAATGTGGTCGTATAGTTCCCGACCTAAATAGGGCTTGATGTTCTTTTCCTGCGCGGTGTAGGTAATTGCTGAAACGTCTAAATCCTCAACGCTTACATTCAAAGGAGTGAAGCGTTTAATAAACGCCGTATCTGTGAATAATACTGCCATGTTAGTTTAGTTTACCACGGTTAGGTGTGTCTATTGGCCGCGTGCCGGCTTGGTTGTAATCGAGGTTTTCGTCGCGCATATCAAAGCCGTCCGAAAGGGCATCGGCAACGCTCACGCGTTTGTCGTTTTCAAGCCCTTCGTTTGGAAGGAAACGCCCTCTGTCGCGCTTCCTAAACCACACTTGACGCACCCAGTAATGATGACAGAAACAACCTCCTTTCCATAGCCAAATAGAATAACTACTTTCGCCGCGCGGGCTGAACTCCGTGTTCACTTGTCCTTCCATCGATTCAATATCCTCGAATCGGTAACTGACCCCGCCTTTTGAGTTCTCGACCATGTTCCGGCAAAACACGCGGCTGTTGTCTTTTAGCTGCTGTGAATATCTGTACCGTATCTTATACAACCCCGCATCCACTTGACTGCGTTCTTCGGGGTTGGCGAATCGCTTAAACAACTCCACCCTGCGTGCTTCTGATAAATGGAGTTTATATTCCCCTACTGAATCTTTTACTTCCGATTCGTGCAGCAACTCCCATTCCTCGCTCATTACTTCGCCTTTGTCGCTAAGGTAGTCTAACCACGTTTGCCCCGTTGCATCGTCTAAGTCGGGCGTTTGTGCGCTCATCTGAATAGGTAAGGGAAGGGTGTCGTTTACCGCTTCGTCGCTGAAATTAAGCATATTCGATAGGAGCGAACGCCCTTGTTCTATTGTCAACTCACCAAGTTTCACACGCGTTAAGATGTCCATCGCTGAACTAATCTGAATTCCCGTGAAACTTTCTTTAACGTCGGGAGTTTCTTCGGCCATTGCGTTTTCAATTTCAACGGAATAACCGAGGTATTGCTCTACTTCTTTGAGCCATTCATTTATGATGCGCTGAAACGGCTCAATTACATCCTTGTTAAATATCCTTTTAGCTTCCTCCAATTCACTTGCTGCGCTCAACTGACCCGCCGTTTTTACACCAAACAAAGACGGTGTCGTAACGCGGTGTCCAATCATTATTTTGTCGGTCGATTCTTGCGATATGAACTGGAACTGGTCGCTCAAATTGCTAACCTCGAAGGGCTTAATCTCGGGCGTTTGTTCGGGGCTGTCCGAAAAGGTCATCCAAAAACGACCGCTGTTTTCAGCCCCTCCTAACTGCTGTTCAATTTCTCTTCTTATTTCGTTGCGTTCCTCCTTCGGGGGAACTCCCGATTTGAAGTGAACGCTAAATCCAGGGTGCAACCCGTTTTGAATATTGTTATTGTGAAAGATGCTTACTTGTTTGTCTACTTCAATCCAGTTAACCGCGCCAATATAGTCGGGCTTTGGGTAGTACATCGAACCGACTGCGAAGGGCTTGCAGTAGATAATCTGCACCGCGTCGCCGCTTGCGGTTATCGGGTTGTACGCATCCCATTCTGTAACCTCGAACTCGGTTTCCTTTGCCCAGTCGATACAATGGAAATAAGAATGAACGTTCCCTTCTTCGTCCATCGGAGCGGAACGCCATTGTTCAAACGGCGAGTGTTTAATCTGAACAATCCTGTTGCCCTCGGGCGACCAATACACTTCCCAAACGAATCCTCCTTGTATCTTTAAGTCAAGGCACGTCTTGCGCAGTTGGTCGTCAATGTCAATCGCCTTTGCTCTGTCATCGGTGTAAGTCGCGCCCCTGCCGTAAATCATCGCGGCTATACTTGTCGTTAGGGCTGAATGCACCGCGCTCGAATTTAGCAAGCTTATGAGGTACTGCGGGAACAAGTTATCTACGCCGTAACTGACGTACTTGTTTCCCCTCTTGTGTTCCTCGTAGGTTTCGCGTTGGTGGTATTTTGATGCCGCTAACGCGACGATGTTCGCCTTACTCATAGTAAATAAAATCTGGTGGTGTTGTTGGGTTGTTTGTCGTTACATACGTGTTCGTGTCTACTATTAAGAGAACGCCTGTTTCAACCTCACCCACAACGCTCGCGTCGGTGGGGTCTAAATTGGTCGGGCTGTTCTGACCGTACACTCGATATTCATATTGCCCTGCTCGCTCCAATAATACTCCGGTCAAACTAACCGCGTCCGTGTCAATCTCAACCACGGTATAACGGTCGTTGTCGGCAACGATTATAGGTACAATCGCTTGGGTAGCGTAATCAACCCCCGTAATAGTCATAAGATAGTGCGTAAACGTAGGTAGGTACTTACGCGCTTCAAACCACGTGCAATAAAACTGCTGTGAAGGTGTTATCGGTTGAAGTGTTACCATAACAAAAAAAAAGGGGCGAGGCATAACGCCTGCCCCCAGTTCGGTAAATTTACACAATTAGTAGTTAGGCGATACAATCACCGCACCTGTGATGCCTTGTATTTCGCCTGTAATCGGGTCAGTATTGGTCGGGTCAAAGTCCAACAATGGAGCGGGAATACGTTCCTCGGCCATCCATACGTTTTCGTACCCGTTCATATCACCAACCGCCGTTCCAGTCTTCACACCTCCACCGTTCACTTCTGCGCCGCCTTGGTAGCCCATAACGTGCCAGTTGTCGTTATTATCTCGCACCAAAATCAAAAGACGGTTTTGCCACGCTCGGCGCATCTCGTCGTTAATTACGGCTTCGATTTTTTGAAGGTTGAAAGAAAGATTCTGTTGGTAAAAGACAGTTCCGTTTTCCATCGACGACTGTACGTCTTGGTCGAACGTTCCGCTGTTGCGTGCAATCTGCCAACGGTAGAATGTGAATGAAGACAATATATCGCTCAATTCACCGGCTACCAACGCATCAAACGTAACGCTGTTCCACGGTGCCCAAAGAATCTCTTTCACGCCGCCTATCGCGTCTTTACACGCAAATAGACGGCCTGTTGTTAAGTCGCAACTCATAGTCTATCAATTAAGAAGTACGGCGAATTACCGCAATATCTTCCGGTGCTACAATTTGTGTACCTGCGGTAAAGCGCATTGACAGACGTACGTTGTCGTCGCCTGCAATCGGAGTACGGTCAATTACCAAAACTTGGTTGAAGTCGTTGGTCAAATCCGTTCCGAAGTTGTAGTTGTCGCGGTAAGACAAGATGATAGTGTCATTCGGGAAACCTGCGGGGGTTACAATCGGGAAGCCCAAGAAGTTAGTTGGGCGAGGGTCGCCTACGAAGGTAGCTGAATAACCGCCTGATGTTACTGCCACTCCTGCCATTGCACGTTGTAGCAAGAACAACGACTTGCGGCTCATGTAAATTGCCGAGTTGGTCATGTTCTGAATAGTGTCAGGGGCGTTCGCAACCAACGCGTCAAGGTGGGTAAGGATACCCGTTGTGGCGTTGTTGTCGGCGGTAAATGTACCCGCTACTTGACCGTCGTAACCGAGGTTTGCAGCTTGGAGAACAACGTTGCGCATAATTCCTGCGAAGTGTGATTCCGCTTGTCCGCCCACGGTAGTACCGTCGGTTTCGTTGTATAGTCCACGCCACAAAGTGCGTTCGATGGTTTCGTTTACTTTGCCTGCTGCGTAACCGAGTAGGAAGTTGTTGAAGTCCTCGGGAATGCGGTCGTTGATGAAACCGTTGCCTGTTGCGAGGGCTTGCCAGTCGTGGCGAAATTGCTGCTTACAAATCTCCTCGTTTACCATCAATTCAGTCGGTACGAGTGCAATCTCGGTCAACTCCATAGATGGGTCTTCCGGCAACGTCCAATCGCACCCAAACGGCTGCACGGTGAAGCCGTCAAGTTTCTTCAACACCAAACGGTGCTTAACGTTTTGACGGGTCAACACGAAGTTGTTGCGGATTGAATCTGCGCCCAAAATGGCGGCGGCTACATAAGGCAACGCGAGTTCGCCTGCGTAGGTACTCGATACAATGTCGAGTGATGAAAGTTTAAGGTTCTTAGACATTAGTTCTTGAATTTTTCAATAATTGCAAATGGTACTTCGGCGGCTGACAATTTAGTAATGTCGACCTGCTCTTGGGTTTTGGCTACGCGCCCGCGTGCTGGTTTGCTTACCGCAGCGAGTTTCACCTTTTGGAGTTCTTCTTCGTTTTCTTTTACCGCTTCTTGCATTTCTGCTTTCCACGCTTCAAGCGACTTCATCACGGCTTCTGTTACTGCTGCAACAATCGCGGCGGTTTCGTCTTCGGTCATGCGTGTACGTGGTGGCGTTGGTGCATCACCTCCGTCGCCTGTCGGTTCACTCTTGGCTGCGCCGTCGGTTTCGCCTGTGGTTTCGCCTGTGGTTTCACCTTTGGCTTCGCTTTTTGTTTCACCTTCGGCGGGAGCTTCTGCTGCTTCACCGCGTGCTGCTCTTACGTCCGCAATCTTACCACCGCTTACGGCGATGACCTGACCGTTTTTTAAGGTTACTTCGCCATCCTCAACGGCAACGAGTTCGTCGTCTTCCTCTTTGAAGATGCTAACCCCTACGCCCCATTCGGCGGCGTCGGTGTAAATCATAGTGCCGTCGGCTAACTCGCCAGACGTCATGTCTTCGACTTGCATTTTTACCTCCTCGTCCGCACTCAATTTGGCGGTGTACTTGGAGATAATGTCGAAAACGTCTTTTAGTTTCTGATTCATAATAATAAACGTTTATAGGTTTAACTCTTATTTATTCAATACTGCCTTTAATTCGCTCAAAAATTCATCTACGATGTCCGTTTTTTGCTTCTTATCGATGAACATTCCCTCGATTGAAAACCCTTTTACGTTGCCCGTCTTTACCTGCTCGTTCCAGTACTTGTCCGACCCGACGTACATTCCCAACATCCACGTTCCCGCAGGCGGATTCAACCCCAACGCGGCGGCTTTGTCGTTTTCTCCCATCGTAATCCAACTTTCCACCACTACGTTCTGCTCCAAAGGAACTGCGTGTTCGTGGTTTGTGTTCATCAACCGCATTTCGCGCATAAATTTATACGCGGCTTTCTCGATAGTTTCACGCGAGAACGTTATGTAATATTCCTCATTCGCTTCCCTTCTGTAAACGGGTCTATCGGGAACAAGCGCAGCCCCATACAATAGGCGTTTGTCCTCGTCAATCGCTTGGAGTTTCAACTCCTTGGAAAGTGCTACCCACGTTTCTTCTATCGCGGGGTTTTCGACTAACGAAATCATGCTAACGCCATGCGTTTCGTCGTCAATAATCATCTCGTAAATTTTCATAATACGGCTTGGTCTTGTAGAAGCTGGTTGGCTTGCTGTTGGTTGGTTACATTTTGGCTAATTACGTACGCTTGTATCGCGTTCTCTTGACCGCCCTGACCTAAAAAGTCGAGGTTAATCGTTGGCGGTGTTGCTTCGGTCGTCGTCGTGGGGGTTGGTGCGCCCGCTCCACTCGGTGCGGTGGCAACTGGTGCGCCCCCTTTGTATTGTGTTTTGGCAATCGCGGCGACTTGTGCAGCACCCTGAATACCTGCGGCGGCGGCTGCTAAAAAACGAGTACCCGGTCCTACCCCATCTTTGGCCAACGCGTCTGTAATCGCTAACGCCGTGTTGACCGTGGCTGTTCCGAGTGCCATTGCTTTACCGGCTTGGAACAATCCCTTGTTGTTGCGCTCTGAATCTTGCGCTAACTGCATCAAGGTATTACCAATCGCCCCTACCGATTGAGCGTTCATCGCTATCGTTTGGCGGGTGGCGTTTTGGCGGTCTTTTATCTCCTTATTTAACGCTGCCTTTTTAATCGCGGCAACCCGTTGCGCTGTTATTGCTTCGATGCGGGCGTATTCCTCCGTGCCTTGTTCGGTTATGGCTAAAATCTTATCCCACTTTTCAACTTCCTTTAATATCTCTTGTTGTAACTTTAAATCTTCTTCCGATAGTTCTGCCAACCGGAGGGCTTGGCGTACTGCCGTGCGTTTTTCTTCCGCGTCGATTTGTTTATTACGGTCTTCCTCCCGTTTTTTGGCTGCTTCCTCGTCCTTCTTTTTTTGTGCTTCCGCTTCTTGGTCGTCGTACTTCTTGTTTATCGCAGCAATTTGCGCTCGGTATGCTTCTTCAATCGTTGCGGTGTCCTGTTTGCGACGACGTGCCAACGCGACCATTTCTTTGTACTTGTCCTCGACCGCTTTTAATTCCTTCTCTTGTTCGCTTGCGAACGCTTGAAAATGGTAATCTTCTAACGTGGCTAAATCCTCTTGGAGTTTTTTGGCCGCTTCGAGTGCTGCCTGCCGCGCTGCTGCTACCCTTGCCTCCTCCTGTTGTCGAAGCGCGCTTAGTTGGGCAACCATTTCTTTTCTTTTGTCCTCGCTTTCCTTTTCCAAGTTGATGACCGCCGCGGCGAGTTGGGCTTCTTTTTCCTTGTCCGCTCGCAAGTCCTTGCTTAATTTCATGCGTTCACGCTGAATCCGGAGTTCCTCTTGCGCTAATGCTATGGAAGTCTGTAATTGTTGGGCTTCGATTTGTAGGGCTTTTTCAAGCGCGGCGGCTCGTTCCTCGATGCTCCTTGAAGTGTCGGCTGCGATTCCCTTTTGTTTGGCTATCTCCCTATTTTGCTCGGCTGTTACTACTGTGTTGGCTATCTGTGCATCTTTAAGGGCGTTTTCCGCTTGCGTTAACTCATACGCTTTCTGCGCCGCTTCTGCCATTTCCGCTCCCGCTTCGGCTACTTTGCCGGCGAAATTATCAACCCCCGTGGCGGTTTGAATCATAGCTTCACCGTAATCTTTTATACCTTGTTCAAGCGCGTCAAAGTCCAACGTAAACACGGCTTTGAGAATATCGCCCGTTGCTTTGGCTACATCAATCAACCCTGTAAAACGGTTAATGATATTTTCCTTAATAACATTCCATAAGTCTTTGACCGCTTGCTGCGGTTGCGTGAAAAGTTTAACAAGCCATTCACCCAACGGTGCAACAATATCCCCGACCCTTTCTAACACCGTGCCGAGTGCTGCGCTGCCTGCTTTGAACGCATCCTGTACGCCTTGTATCCTTTGGAACGCTGCGAACAATGTACCCGCCGCTACAACCAACGCACCAATTCCTGTACTTATCAACGCTGACTTGAATAACTGCAACCCACCGACCGCGCTTCTTATCGCTTTAAGCCCGTTCATCATGCCGCTAACCAACCCCCCTGTAAATCGGTCGGCGATTCCAATTATACCTTCATAGCTTTGACCGATGCCTTTTGCGCCCTCCTTTACTTTGTCCTGCGCCTCACTGACTTCGCCGAGTTTTTGTGTTACTTTGCCCGTTTCGGCGTCGTACTCTAAAATTATGGTTTGCTTCATAAGAACATTCTTAATATCATAACCAAAACACCGACGTATATTGTAAGATACAACGCGGTCAACAAGTAATCCAACGGCTTAACCCACCACGGTTTTTTCAACTTGTGGCGGTTATTTACTAAATAGCTTATTGCGGTCATTACGTTTTCACCGTCGTACGCTTCCTTTATCTGGTTCATATTATCATCATGGTATAATTACCTTTACACACTATTCTGCACGTGTCCGTGTTACTTATATCGCTCGTTAATTGAACGTTGAATAACCCGTTGCCGAGGTTGTTAAGGGTCATTTTTATATCTCCGGACGCACCACCTACGGACGCTACTGGATTAAACCCTCCCGTCGGCTGAACGGTAGTAACCCCTCCCACGTTTTGAACCGTGGCGAGAAACGTCCGTGCATACATTGCCGTCGGTGTGTGTGTGCTACCGACGGTAACGAAGTAATTGAACAACACATCGAAGTTCAGCATCAAACACGAATTGTCAGGAATCTGCAAACGGTTGCGCTCCACGCCACCGAGTAAAAGTTCAATCGTCGTGCCTTGATTGAAGCCGCCCTCGAAAACCCACGCAACCTCCCCAGTTTGGTTTTGGCCTAATTTCGTGTGTGGTGTTACCGAATCGTGGAACGACCCTACTCCCCTGTGTACTCCATTCTCGAATGCGTAGGTGTTATCGCCGTATGCGTAAACGCTCCGCAAATCTTTATCCGCAAGCGTTGTTCCGCCGTTGCTTTTGGCGACTTTGATATTGTTACCTACTGCAATGACGTTGCTCGCGCCGCTTTCCACTTCGATTTTATGCCCTCCAATTATGCCGGAAGTCGAACCCCCCGTGTTTACGTCGTCGCCGAAACCAATCGCGATGCCTGTGGAGTGCGTTCCGCTGCCGCCGCTTATCCCCCCTCCGGGGCTGTTTGGCGGTGTTACGGGGTCTTCGATAGGGTTGTATGGGTTCGTATCAATTATCTGGCTTACGCATTCTGCCCTATCAATTAACCACACATAACCGTATTCCTCACAGCACTCTTGCGTGGGTGAAACGGGGTTGCCTGCTGCATCCTCCCAAGTTATTACGCTGTTGATACCTGCCAACACGGGAGTATAAGTACAGGACGGCGTATCGTAAAAGTCCTTTATCAACTTGACGCGAGCGAGGTCGGGCGCGTTCGGTATGTAGTTTAATTCCAAAACACGCCAGTAACTATCTCTTATGAAGATGCGGTCGTTGAAATTAAAGGTCGCAATATCTACGCTGTCGAGTTTTATTCGGCAATCCATGATTCGCGAATACTCGGAATAGAACTGACTAATGAACCGCCGCCAATACTGGTTATATAAGTTGTTTACGGGGTTGGCAATAATCTGATGTAGCGGTACATCCCCCATGTAATTGAGGTCGCTGTCGCCGATGTTGGGAACGGGCGTGGAGTAGTTCCCGAAAAAGGGTACTTGCGTGTTGATGACGGTGCTTGTCGCGTCGTCGTAAAACTTCGCCGATGTGAACGCTACGTTTGTTCCGTAGCTGTAATCCATCAACCCACCCCAATATGCAACCTGCACTTTGGTTTCCTTCAATACGTTGCCCTCGGAATCGACCCCTTTGTGAATCAACCAAACGCGCTGCTGCACTTGATTAACTGGGTATGCCTTGAAGATACACTCGATGTTCTGTTCACCCGTTGCGAAGTCGTTTCCTACGTCCTCGATTCTGAACCGTCCAAACGTGCGGTTTTGGTTCTCTTGGTACGCCTTGTTTAGGATGTCATTTCCCGCGCTGTACTTCCATTCGTATTTCTTTTTTTGTATGTCCGTGGTTGGCTTTATGGTTATTGCGGTGTTGTCTATTAGGTGCGTCCAATCAATCGTCGAACCCGATGCCATGTAATCGCTCCACGGCTCTACCTTTATCTTATTCGGGATAGTTTTATCGGGAATGAAGACTAAATTGAACATTTGTTTTAACCCGTTCAGATAGTCCAATATCTTAATGTCCGGCGCGTTCAATCCCATATCGACTGTTATGCCGTCGGTCGGCACGTTATCGGGTAGCAACTCCCACCCGCTTCCGCTTTCCATTGTGCCGCCCGCGACGCTTATGTATAAGAAGTTCCCTGAACCGAACTGATAAGGCGAGTACTTCTGAACGCCCAATCGGTACACCTGACCCGCTTCTAACCAAATATACGGTGTGGTGTCAGTCAACTGCACGTTGGTTACAATCGACCCGACGTTGTCATAAGCGGGTAGTTCGGTGTACTGCGCTTGCTGCCAAATTATATTGGGGTTTGAAGCAAGCCCCGTGAAGATGACAATCTTTGCCTCGGGTAGTGAACTGTACGTATCGGTGGCTTGGTCTTGACCTACGTTTGCCGCGACCTTGAACTTGAAGTAACCCGAATACGTGGGTTGAAAGTGTCCGTTGCTAATAATACCGCCCGTTTCATCGTAGGTGTTGCCCGCTCCTACTTGGGGCTCGACTTGTGTTACTACCGTGCCTTGTGATGGTGTGCTTAAATCTGTCGTATTGCGTAGGGCTACAAACGTGTTCTTGCTTACTTGGTTTTGGTCTTGAATCGCCATCCCGCCGTTCCACCACGGTGTGTAAATATCTTCCGTAAAAAACGACGTGTCTAACTCGTGGTCGGCCGCGTTGAAGATTAGGCGCAAAATTGTAAACACCGATAAAAAGGGCGTGAACTCCCCACCGCGCAAAGGGTCGGAAGTCTGCACGAGTGAATAGGCGCGAAGCCCCTTATCAATCATTCCGTACCTTACATCCCCTGCGAATAACGTGCCGCTCCACGAGTTCAATACGTTAGTCGAGTTGAGCGCGTGGTTATACCCTGACCAGTCTAAATCTGCCAACTTACGGTCGCCTATCGCCTTTGCTAACTCACCGCTTTCGCCAAAGAACGCTACCGTGTATTCGTAGTTGTCATTCAATAGCGTTACTTCTTTTAGCTGAATATACCCTCTGACTATCGGTATCGTATTTACCGATATTACCGCCGCCATTCTCACCTTCGGGTTAATGGTCGGGTTGGTAACTGCGGGGCTGTCTGCAAAAACGTTTGCGTTGTGAATCTCGCCGAATACGCTTTGGTTGCTTAACGTGGCGGGAATCTTAAAGGTTTGCGTGAACGCGCTTGTGGCCTTGGTTATATCCTCAATATCGCTGTATTGATATTTAAGGTTAATCGGGTCGTTTTTATACAACTCCAAATAAACCAGTTCCCCGCGTTGGTTAGTTACCTCAATAGTCGTCATTACTTGCACTTACGGTTATTGTTACGAATTGCGCCTTGCTGTAATTTTCGCCGAATGGCACGCTGCCCGATTTTAAATTGACGGGCTTCCAACCTCTGTAATAAAGGTAAATGTTCCGGCTTTTGGCTATGTTTGAAATCAACCGCTTTTCCAGTTCAGTTACATAACCACTCCGTAGGGTGTAGTCCTGCGACCGCTCAACGTAGTAATCTGTCGTACCTCGGTCGAATGTGTTATAGGTAAACGGCTCTGTGGCTGCGTAGCTTCCTACCAACTTTTCGTAGGTCTTTGCCTTGCCGTTTGGCGTTGTAGTTATTCTGCCATCGAATCGAAAGTAATCCCACCCGCCCAAGTCGTTTGCCCAAACAAGCGCGGCGGGGTCGTGCTTACAAGGGTGGGGGGTGTTGGTTATTGTCAACGGCTGACCCCACGGCACGCCAAATCCATCCGTAGGGCGTAACGTGTAGTGCGTCCACGTGTTCACGTTGGGAACGTTGGCGGGGGTCAACGGGCTATCCGCATCGCTTAAATTGTCCGGTAGAACTCCCATGTACGTTACTTTCCCGTCGGGGAAGAAGTTAGCACTGGGTAGTATTGTTCCGTTGGTGGTGTTTAGTAAAATGTTCTCCGTGGCTACTACCGTAGTATTGTTGTAAAGTGTGTATTCAATGGCAACCGCGTTGGCTGTGCCTAATGCTGCGTTTATGTTATTGATAAATGCCATACACGCCCTGTCACCCTGCGCCGCTTTGATGGTTCTGCTATTGGTAAACCAAAACGCGTTATTGGAAGACGTGCTTCCGTAATCGGTGTAAAGGTCATACCCTGCGCCCAAACTTACGGGTGTCATTCCGTCAATTACTACGCACTTTTCTTTTTGCTCGGTTGCGGGGTCAACCGCCGGCGGCGTGCCGTAATACTCAAATACGTTGATGCTGTAATCTTTGAAGTTCTTGGAACTCTTACCGAATATGAAATTGACTTGCGTTGGTAGGTCGTGCATAAATCCAACCCCGTTTACGTTGGCGTCGTCCACTTGCACGCGGTCGCCGATTGCCCCT